AATAATTACGGAGAAGGGAATATAGATTTGATTACCGGAGAATTTAAACCTATTCAGTAATATTTTGGAAGTTTCTTTTGATATTTATATAGAGGAAATCTAAAAATTTTTAAATAAAGATAACATGGCAGAAAAAATTGTATCACCTGGGGTATTTACGAGAGAAAACGACCTTTCTTTCTTACCACAAGGTATATCGCAAATAGGAGCAGCGATAGTTGGACCAACTGAAAAAGGACCAGCTTTCATTCCTACTTTAATAACAACACAGGCTGAGTATGAAAGTATTTTCGGTACTCCAACAGATTACTACACAGGATATGCAGTTCAGAACTATCTAAGAGATGCTGGTGCTGTAACTGTTGTAAGAGTTGGTGGAATTGGTGGTTACAAACAGAAGGGTTCATTAGCAGTTATTGCACGTGATACTACTCCCGATGCTAACGGAGTTGTGAACAGACAAATGATAGCAGTATTGGCACATAGTTCATCTGCAAATTCTTCATCATTCACTATAGCTAATAGTACATTGGTTGGTGCATCTGAGTTTGGAGTATTCTCTATTACTGGTTCAGGTAATCAATATAGAATGGATATGAAAAAGAGTTCAGCAGATTCAATTGATGATGTATTAGGAACTTCACCTTCATTTAACAGATTAGCATACGCTTACACTTATTTTGACCATACTAAAACTTTCTTATCAGCTTCAACTATTGATGCTGATGTAGTTTTTGCAACAGATTCAGAAACATTAGCAGAACAAGATTTTACTTCAGATGCTACATACGCTTCTACTCCATATATCCAATCACAGACATATAATGGAACAACTAGATACAATTTATTTAGAGTTCACACTGTATCAGATGGTAACACAGAGAACACAAGATTCAAAGTTCAAATTTCTAACATCAAATCTTCAAATGGTTCAGATTACGGAACATTCAGTTTAGTATTAAGAGCATTTGGTGATACAGATAAGAGAAAAACAATATTAGAACAATATAATAATTTAACATTAGACCCTACTTCTCCAAATTTTATTGGAAGAAGAATTGGTGATAAAACTATAACAATTGATTCAGTAGGTAAAATTACTGAAGCAGGAGATTATGAAAATAGAAGTAAGTTTATTAGAGTTGAAGTATCAACTACTACATATCCTGTAACTGCTATTCCGTTTGGGCATGATAAGTATGAATTGCCAGTTAATTGTATCGCGGCAGATGGAACTGACCACACTGCGTTATTCCCAATTGTAACATATACATCAGCTTCATTTAGTTCATCAGTATTCTCAAGTGGATTTGATTTCGAAACTGCAATCGTAGCTGATAATAACCTTAACTATTTAAAACCAATACCTGTAGGTGCTGGAAATGGTGCTAACTATTCATTTGGTTTAGATAACCCTAAAGGTGTAACTGCGGGTAGATATGGTTTAGGATTACCTTCAGTTGAATTATCTGGTTCAGATTCTTCAATACAACTTGCGATGAGAAATTTCACAATAGCGTTTCAAGGTGGATTTGATGGAATTGACCCAACTATATTAATTAACAAAGGAGAAGATATTACTGGTATTAATACACAAGGATTCAATTGTTCAACATCATTAACAAGTGGTTCAGTAGCTTATGCTAAAGCATTAAATGCTATTCAAAATCCTGATGAATATGATATTAACTTATTAGTTACTCCTGGTATTGTTAGATATTGGCATCCATATGTAACAACTAAAGCAATTGATATTTGTCAAGAAAGAGAAGATGTATTTTATATAGCAGACTTTGCTAGAGCACAATCATCAATTTCAGAAGCAGTTGAGCAAGCGGCAGGAGAAGATTCAAACTATGTAGCTACTTACTATCCATGGATTAAAACAATTGATGTAAATACTAACAAATTAGTAGCAGTTCCACCATCAGTATTATTGGTAGGTACATATGCACAAAACGATAGATTAGGCGCTGAGTGGTTCGCACCAGCTGGTTTAAATAGAGGTGGTATCGCTGGAGCAGTTCAAGTATTGAATAGATTAACTCAATCAGAGAGAGATACATTATATGAAGGTAAAGTAAATCCAATCGCAACATTTCCTGGACAAGGTATTAGTGCATTTGGACAGAAGACTTTACAAGATAAAGCATCTGCATTAGATAGAATCAACGTAAGAAGATTGTTAATTAACTTGAAGAAGTTTGTTGCATCTACTTCTAGATTCTTAGTGTTCGAACAAAATACGGCACAAACAAGAAGTAAATTCTTAAATACTGTAAACCCTTACTTAGAAGCAGTTCAACAAAGACAAGGACTTTACGCATTTAGAGTGGTTATGGATGAGACAAATAATACACCAGATGTAATCGACAGAAACATATTACAAGGTTCTGTGTTTTTACAACCTTCTAAGACGGCTGAATTCATCGTAATTGATTTCAACATCTTACCGACAGGAGCATCATTTAGTGTATAATTTCGATAATTGATATTTATATAAAAGAAATAAAAAATGGCAGAAGTATTAGAATTTAACGAAATGTTTTATACCAATTTCGAACCTAAGATGAAAAATAGATTCATCTTCGAAATAGACGGTATCCCTTCATATTTAGTGAAAGCTGGTAACAGACCCACAATCACTTTTGAACCTGTGGTATTAGACCATATTAACATCAAAAGAAAGTTAAAAGGAAAAGGAGATTGGTCTACGTTAGAGATTACACTTTACGACCCAATTGTTCCTTCTGGAGCACAGGCAGTAATGGAGTGGGTAAGAACATCACACGAATCATTAACAGGTAGAGATGGATACGCAGAGTTCTATAAGAAGGATGTGGATTTCTATATGTTAGGTCCAGTAGGTGATAAGATTGAGCAGTGGAAATTAAAAGGAGCATTTATCACTTCAGCTAACTTTGGTGATTTGGATTGGGCGAATGCTACTGACCCTACTACAATCACTTTAGAACTTACTTATGATTACGCAATCTTAGAATTCTAAAAAATATTCCTTACGGATGCTACCGAAGGACAGCCCTCATCAGTAATGGTGGGGGTTTTTTGTTTTTTGGAAAATTAAGATATATATATTTATATACAAACAACAAGTTATTATTATGGCAGAACAAAAGTACGATTTCGCAACGGAGGTTATAACACTTCCATCTGAAGGAAAGGGGTATCCAGAAACATCCCCATTATCAAAGGGTACAATAGAGATTAAGTATATGACAGCTAGGGAGGAAGAAATTCTCACTTCACAGAACTTAATTAAAAAAGGTATCGTATTAAACAAATTATTTGAATCAATTGTAGTAGATAAGGATATTGATATAAATGAAATCCTAATAGGTGATAAGAACGCTATTATGTTAGCGACTCGTATTTTAGGATATGGACCTTTATATTCAATTGAACTTACTACTGATAATGGAGAAAAGGAAAAAATAGATGTAGATTTATCAAAAGTTCAAACAAAGGATATTGATTTAACTAAATTGAGAAGAGATAACCGATATCCATATACTACTCCATCTGGAAATAATTTAGTATTTAAATTGTTATCACATGGTGATGAGCAAAAGATTGAAGAGGATATTAAAGCATTAGCTAAATTCAATAAAGGAGGTATAAGTTCAGAATTAACTACTAGATATCGTTATATGATTCAGGAAGTAGATGGTAAAACTGATAGTAAATCAATTATAGATTTTATCAATAATAGATTTTTAGCTAAAGATACTAGAGCATTTAGGGAATACATTAAGAGTATTTCTCCGGATGTAAAAATGGAATTTGAATATGAAAGTCCTGAAACAGGAGAAAAGGAGGTACGCTCGATTCCGATGGGCGTAGGCTTTTTTTGGCCTGCCGAGTAATTATTCAGTAATTTTACACAGTCAAATATTCGATTTGTGTTATTATGGAAATGGTTTTATATATTCGGATGTATATCAAATGCCGGTTCATATAAGAAATTTTTATTATAACAAATTAATACAATCGAAAAAAACGGAAAAAGAACAAACAGAAAAAGCATCAAAAAGTAACGGCCCCTCAAGAGGCCCTAATTTATCTAAAGTGAGAGTTAATCGTTAACTCTCATTTTTTTTATAATGATATTTATATTAGTAAATTTATACACAAATGAATATAACTCACATAAATCGTATTAAGGAAGCGCTTACTAAAAAACACTCTTTGAGAGAAGGTATTATTGATTATATCTTTGGGAAAGTAATGGTAAATAAATTATCTAAAGATAAAGATTTTATTGCTATGGCTACCAAATTAGATGCCGATATTCAAAAAATTAGAGATAAAGTAGAAAAATTGCAAAAAGATGGTAAACCAATACCACCACATTATAAAGCTATTTTGAATATAAAATAATAAATAATAATAGACTCAATGGCATCATTAGACGACCAGGCGAAACAATTAGCAGAACGACAAAAAGAAAACATAAGACTTCAAAATGAATATAATGAAGCTCTTAAGATATCCGCGTCTATGACATCTGCAGCGGCACAATCTATTGATAATGAAATTGATTATAGAACAACATTAGGTAGAAGAGTAAAAGAATATCATAACGATTTAAAATCATCGATGACTCAATTAGAATCATCCGAAGATGTTGCAAAAAAATTGGTAGAAATCGAAAGTGAAAAAATAAGAGTAGCTGGTTCATATGTTGGTATAAATGCTGTAATAGGTAGAGAAATGCTAAGAGCTTTAGAAATAGCTGAGGAAACACTTAATATTGAACAGCAGAGATTAGCAGCTACTGAAAAGGTAAGAGATGTTGCAGATAGTTTAACTCAATCATTTGCAGATTCTTTTGATAGTATAACAAATGGATTAAGCCAAATACCAGTAGTTGGGGGAATGTTATCTAAGGTAGCTTCAATGGGTGGGGATGCGATTAAAAATAAATTAGGAAGCGCAGCACAAGGATTTGTAACAAATTTCAGAGCTGGATTGAATAATAATTTAGGTATGATGGGTTCGCTAAGAGCCGCGGCACCTGCATTGGGTCAATCATTAATGGCTGCATTTACATCACCATTGGTAATAATAGGATTAGTTGTTGCAGCAATAGCAATAGGAATAAAAAGATTTTCAGAAATAGATGCAGCAGCTCAGAAATTTAGAGATACCACTGGATTATTAGTTTCTCAAACAAAGGGATTACAAAGTACTATTTCAAGTGTATCAGTAGAATATGCAAATTTAGGTGCAACTGCTGAAGATGTTGCTTCTGCAGCTGGAGCATTTGTAACCGCATTTGATGGTATTCAACAACCTGCAAAATCAACTGTAGAATCTTTAGTTATAATGAATAAAAACTTTGGAGTAGGTTTTGCAGAAGCTTCCAAAGTAAATAAAGTGATGCAGAATTTGGGCGGATTAACTGAAGCTCAGGCTGCATCAATAAGTATGTCAGTTGTTGAGATGAGTAAATTAGCAGGAGTTGCACCTCAACAAGTAATGAAAGATATTGCTGATAATAGCGGAGATGCTCTTAAGTTTTTTAGAGGTTCACCAAAAGAATTAGCTAAATCAGCAGTAAGTTTAGCTGCAATGGGTTCTTCATTAGAAAGTGCTTCTAAATCATCCGAAGCATTATTAGATTTTGAAAGTAGTATTGCAAATGAATTGGAAGCAAGTGCAATGTTAGGGGCTGATATAAACTTAGAAAAGGCGAGAGCTGCGGCATTTGCTGGAAACCAATATGAGCAAGAAAAGGCCATAATGGAAGAAATGATGAAGGTGGGTGATATCAATAAAATGGATATGTACTCAAAAGAAGCATTGGCTAAGGCAACTGGTAAATCAGTTGAGGAATTGGTTAATATGCAACGAATTCAAAAACAATTCGGAAACTTAGATGAAGGTCGTTTAGCAGCGGCACACGCATTAATGGATGCTGGAAAAGATATAACTCAAATAAGTGCTGCTGATTTGGATTTACAAAATAAAAAAATGGCATCTCAAAAAGATATGCAATCCCAAATGGATAAATTATCGAACGGAGCTAGTGCATTAAGTACTGGGTTTATGGATGCGTTAATGCCGTTAGGAAAAGTATTAATGCCGATAATAACAGATATTATAGATTTGTTACAAAGTACGTTAATGCCGGTATTTAGTACAATAGGTTCAGTTTTAAACATAGCATTGATGCCTTTAAGAGTTATGTGGGATTTGCTTATGGCAATAGTAAAACCAATATTTGCAATTGCAAGTGCTATTATGGAAAACATATCGAAACCGTTAGCTACTATAAGCGAAAAATTAGAACCATTAATGGCTAAATTTACAGAATTGAAAGATAAGATAATGGAAGGTATTGCTCCTATTCTTCCTGTGTTTTCATTTATAGGAGAATTATTAGGTACTGTAATCGGTGGAGCTATCGATGTTTTAGTTGGAGCATTTTCAATATTATTTGATTTCGTATTTGGCGGTATAGATATGATAAGTGGTTTTTTACAAACTTATTTAGTAGAACCAATTATGAGTTTTATAAGTACCATACAATCAGGATGGGAAATGGTTAAAGGTTTCTTCGGTATGGGAGGAGATGAAGCTGGAGGTGGAGAGGCAACTCAAAGTGTTAATGATGGTGTTATGCAAAATGGACAGGTTATATCAACAGACCCTGCAGACTTCTTAATTGCATCTAAAAACCCTTCCGCATTAGCTGGACAAATGGGTGGTGGAGAAGGAGGAGGAACTGCGGCATTAGTTAGTTCATTAATTGCGGAAATGCAAGGGATGAGAGCTGATTTGGCTGCCGGTAAAATTGCAGTTAATATAGATGGTCAAAGAATGAACGCAAAAATTGCAGCAAACGCAGTTAGAAATCCAATAAGTTAATAATGGGAAAATCAATATTAGAGCTTTTTGAAAGCAATAAGATAGCAAAACAAATACCACAAGCACCTCCTACGAGTGGTACTTCTCAGGGAGGTCAATTTCTTATTGATAGAAAAAACGTTGTTGGTAATTTTTTAGGTAATGTATTAGGAACGAAAGACCCATTAAAAGAAACTGCATTTGAACAGGAAACAACAGGATTAAGAGTTAGGAGATTTATAAATGAACCTACTTTATATGGTACTGATACGGTTAGATTACAACAAAAAACAACTTCTTTTATACAAGGTATGATTGCGGCTAAAACAAATGAAGATAGCGCAGCAGTAGTATCGATATTAAAAAATTCATCTGGATTTGATGGAAAAGTAAATAAATTCTTAGGAATACCTACTACAATATATCCATCATCATTAAGAGCAGAAGAAGCATTTCAAAAAGGAAAAGAACCTTTAACAAATGAAACAATTGCTAAGATAAAAAAAGATGCGGCTGGTTCGTTAATTGGTAGATACCTAAATGATACTGCTAGAGGAACTCCTCAACAGGCATCAAAGCAGGTAATCGGAGGTGGTATAGGTTTAGCAAAAGGAGCGATTAGAAGTACATTGGGAAATAATAATAGAGTTGTACCTATAACATCGGGTAGTTTAGATAAGTTTGGTGAGTTTTTTAATCAAAAGTATTTTGATGGTAATACATATCAAACTTCAATGACTGAACTTACAAAGGCAAATTCATATAACCAAATTGATATTACTTCAACATCGAATGTAAAAGGATTAAAAGGTACAACTGGAGTTTTTGGAAAAGTTAGATGGTCAAATAAAAGTACATATGGATTAGTTTTATCCGAAGATAGTACTCATAAAAAATTCGGAGAACCTACTAAACAGAAGTTAGGAGAATTTAATACATTTGTAAACCCTTATTTACCAACGGGGTCTAATCAATCATTATTTGAAGGTAAATTAAAAAATAATAAACTATTAGAATTTTTAAAACCGGCTACATTAAAAGAAAAGCAAATAACACGATATTCAAAGGACACTGCTAAAAAATCTATCTATAACAAAGATGCAGTTTTGAATAATGAATTAGGAAAAAGAAGAGGATTATATACGGATAGAGATATATTAAATCAAACCGGTAAATTTACAGAATCCGAATTACAAACTGTTAAAGTAAATGGTACAGATATTTCTGAAGTAGATTTGATACCACTACGTTTTCAAAAAGTAAATGATGGAAGTGCAGTGTATGTACGTTCAGTAGTGACAGGATTTAATGAAACATTTTCACCTGGATGGGATTCGAGTAGAATGTTAGGTCATCCTTTTAATTTTTATAACTTTACAAGTGTAGAAAGAAAGTTAACTTTTAATTTTAAGAGTTATGCGATGTCTCAACCTGAGTTAGTATTAATGTGGAGAAGATTAGAATTTATTTCACATTGTACATATCCAGATTCTTATACCGGTAGTGGTATATTTCAACCTACTCTAATATATTTTACATTTGGTAATCTATATGTTGATAAAGTTTGTTTTATAGATAGTTTATCATATTCAATAGACGAATCGGAAAATCTATGGGAATTAGGAGGAGATAAAATAAAAACAAAAGCTGGTAGTTTTGTTGATTTTAATAGTAGATTTAATGTTGGAGCAGATAATAACTCTAAACTATTATCTATTAGTGGTATTAAAAAAACTCAAAAAAACAGTAAGTTTGAAGTAGAGAATAATGAAGTATATAATAAAGGAACAAATAGTTCCAATATTAAAGGAAAGGAAAATGTAATTAATTATAATTCAGGTGATTTAAATATGGACCATTATAAATTACCTAAGATAATTAACGCATCAATAGGATTAACATTTATTGAGTCTAGAAATACAACTCAGAATAATCTTTACGGATATGGTAAACCTATTAGTAAGAGTGCTAATAAAAATACTATTTAATATGAGATACGAAAAAATAGGAATAC